AGGATAGAGCGTATGCCGCTTCGATCCAATAGATGGTCCCGTTCTCAGGATTGGTGATTTCAGCGATCAGGGCGGGGAAGGTGGAGCAGGTCATCGGTGCCTTTCGGTTGCTTGATAATTGTAGCACGGATCGGGGGTCACCCCAGGAAGGTGGCAGGGTTCCCGTAGTCTGCGATCACCATGCCGTTCTGGCGGATCTCAGCGTAACCGTATTCCTCGCTCAGGTCATAGGCAAGGTCGTAAGCGCGGTCCTCATCGGTGGTGGTGTTCTCCCAAGGAGCAGAGGGGCAGATCACGTCGTAGCGCATTGGTTTCGTTTGAACTTGAATCAGTATAGGGGTTGCAGGACCACAGTCCGTGCCAGGCAGTGACGGTTGATCCACTGTCCCACGCTGATCGGAGGGAGGGCGATTGCCTTCAGGATGGCACGGCGGGAGACCCCTTCGAAGTAGTAGGGTTTCGGTCCGCTGGTGAAGGTGACGCAGACGCTACCCGTGATGGGGTTGGCACTCACCTTACGGGCGCAGGAACTGTAAGCGCAGTCGATGGGGAGAAGCATTGGGGTCGTCTGAACTGAGATCAGTATAAGGGGTCAAGGTGGGGGAGCAGTGTCCCCCTTGTGCCACTTCAGAAGGCGATCAGTTTGTCGATCTCCCACTGGTCAACAGCAGGCACACAGTCGGTCCGACCGATCTTATCGGTCAACCAGCGGTTAATGTGCTTTGAGGTCGTGGCGCTCCACTTGTGAGCAGTGCGGACCCAACCCTTACCAGGGATGCGGGCAGCAACAGGAGTCGCGTAGGAGATCAGGATCTCAGTCCCGTCTGCCAGCATCAGTTCGGTCATGTTGCTGCCGATCTGTTGAACGATCATGGGGTGTCCTCTGAACTGAGATCAGTATAGGGGGTCAGGGGTTACCAGCGCCCATCCCAGTGTGCAGTCTGCCAACCGTCCCGCGCAGCCGCTCGGTTGTCATAGTCTTCTGCTGTCATGTAGTCATCATGTTCCCTCTCATCGTATCCCCAGTGATCGTCAACGCCATAGGAATCTCCGTAAGCAAAAGAGGTCGTGATCATCAGAATCAGAAGTCGATTGTGTTCAGCGTTGGAGCATTTTGAGTGCAGTCATTATCATCACTCCCATCAGCAATCGTGTCAAGAATCGCCAGGATTTCGTTACCAGTCTTGCCCTTAGCGAGGAGAGCGGCGAGAACATCAAGAGTCATTGTGAAAGTTTAGAATCAGGTGATGAGTGTCTTTAGGGCGCATCTCATTCCCGTGGGTTAGTCTACCTTTTGAACACCAACCTGTTCGATCAGGTTCTTGAGGTCATCGATGAACATCTGTGCCCCTTCAATACTCATGTTCGGGCGCTTGCCTGTCTTGGCATCAAACATCAGGTCCTGCCAGAATCGCTCATGATCATTCAGAGCATCCAGCAGTGCCTTACGCTTCCAGTGGTCAAGTTGGAGAGTGATGGTGGTCATCGGTGTCGTCCGAACTGAGATCAGTATAGGGCAGCAGGTGGGCAGTGGAAGGGGTTAGGTGCCAGTCTCTGAACTGTCTGACTCGGCAGGTTCGTCTAACAGGTCGGGGTAGTATTCGATCACTTCATTGCGAAGTTCGTTGTCAGAATACTTAGCATAACCCTCATCCAGGTAGTCATAACAAAGTTGGGTCATTGTCTTGAGATCCATGTCATCCAACATTTGCTGAATGAGTTGATCTTGAAGTTCAGAACGGTTCATGATTCAGGAAAGAATGATACGATAATCAATGGATTTGATGCACCAACCTGTAGCAGCAGTAATCTCTTCTACGAGGTCATCTTCATCATCTGCCTCCCAAATCATACCGATAGTTTCATCGGTAATGTTAGAGAATTGATGAGCGGGAAACTCATCATCCTCATCAAAATCAAACTCAATTTCAGTAACTTGGAATTGCATGATTCAGTAATCGTATTCGCCGTTGATGTATTCGGTGAGGTTAAAGTCCTCTTCTTTCAGTTCAGGAATGTCAAGGTCGAAGATCTCACCAGGGGCATCCTGAATCTCACTCCAGAGTTCATCAAACATTGGGGGGAAGTGCTCCGTCTCAACAGAATCAGTATAGGGCACGGAGAGGCACCCACAATCGCCTGTGTGCCGCTTTGTCAGGTGTCACCAGGTCTTTGCCAGGGTGAAGTTATGATAGGAGAATACCTCACGATTCACGAGTTTGAACATACCAAACTCATTGGTCATTACGTAACCCTCAGCACTGATACGATCCTGATTGATGTATGCTTCAGGACCATCATTGCGGAGCAGGTATACACAATCGTCTTTGATGCTCTTCACCAATGCCCACAGACGAATGAGGTTAGGGTCACACTCAAACTCCTCAGGGTTAACGTCACGTTGCTCACGGATGCAAGCATTGATCTGCTTTGTGATCTTTGCTGCTTCCTTATCAGAAACAAAGGTGACCATCGTTGACATTTGGCGGGCAAACTTCACCACCTCTTCTACATCAGCAAAGGAAGTCTGTCCGTGTGCGATGTATGCATTGGGTTTCACGAACAGGACAGAATCAGTGCTGTCCAGGTTGACCATCAGTGGCAGTGCCCAACTGTCGCGCAAATCGTCGTTTGCTTCGTATACAGTATGGGGGGCAATGATGATGTTCTGAGTCACTACCTCAGGGAACTTGTAGGTGATGGTGTTGGGTTTGTATTCATCAGATCCACCAAACCCAATAAAGTCCCCTTGATAAATGGAGTCTGTATGAGGAAGGCAATCAAAACAAGAGTGCAGAATTTTTGCAACATTGCCGTCATAGAATTGATCGATTTCCTCATGAGAATGGGCGATCTTAATCTTTACTTTGTTGAAGACACTTTTGGTGCCAACGAAGAACTTACCAGTTGCTGGGTTGGTTCCCCAAACAATAGCGGGAGCACCGTCAATCTTAACGCTGATAGCACCATGATTAACAAACCAGTCCAGCACATCAAGGTTGCCCGTGAGGATAGCATCTTCGGGGTGTTCGAGGTGTTTGTTTTGCATGTGCTTAGTATGGCAGGTCCTGGGGGGGAACTCAAGGGGTCTTGTGCCACTAGGTCGACTGGCACGCGGGCAGCTGCCGAGTTTGTATAAAAAAGGGGGCACGAATGCCCCCCAGTTGTTATCAGCAATCGCGGAAGATGTGAACGGGACGATAGGAAGAACCATCGTTACAGGCAGTGAAGTCATAACGCAGGTTTTGCTCCCACGTTGCCTCCCAATCCACTACAATTGCGGCAGGGATGTCATAACCCATGTCGCTCATGAACTGCTCAGCAAACTCTGCCTCGTTTTCGTAGCAACCCTGATAACGCTCGTCGCAATCTTCGATGTCAGAAACGCAACCCATCTCACCGATGAGAGCATCTACTGCCTCGTAACCGATTGCTTCACCACAACGCACATACTCCTCATAGTATGCAACGAAGTCGTTCTCATTATACTCATCGATGAACTCAAGCATGTCATCGAGAGCATAGTTCTCCTCAAGCAACTCATCGATCTTCTCAGCAGCATCGGTGCTGAGGGTCTCTTTGTAGTTGGCGGTGAGAGTGATGGACATTGGTTGGTGTCTCAGGAACAAATGTAATGTAACAGGGGGTGGGGGGTCCTTGCAACCCCCCTTGTGCCACTTCTTAGGGTGTCACACTCGGGGAGAGCAACACTTCTTTTGCATCCCAAAGTTGCATTAACGCATCGTCCAGTTCTTGAATCTTTGCGTCGAATGTTGCATCTTTGGTGATGCTGGCGCAACGAATCAATTCAGAACGACGATCCATCAGTGCCATACGAATGCATCCGCCGTTGAGAATAACTGCCATTGGGATTCCTCAGGAACGAAACAAACATAACCCGCCTTAGCGGCGTTTGGGGGTTTTGGTGGGCAGTGGCGCAACTGGCACAGCGGCAGCCGCTTCGCTCTCGGCAAGGTATACCTTACTGCGCTCGATTAAGGTGTCAACGAAGCGCAGCACGGTTTGCATCACCTTCCGAGTCTTATCTGCACCATTGTTGTCATTGAAGGCACGAATCAGAAACTGACTCACACCCACAACGATTGCGGCAATGGTAGCAACATTGTAGATCAGAGTTTCGATGAAGGTCCAGTAGAATGTGTTGGTGGTTTTCATAACATTAGGGAGTGGGAGGTTTGTGTAGAGAATTCCTCAACCACAGATCAAACATAACACGCCATACAGGCATATGCAAGGGGGTGTGTGCCACCTCTAGAACTGTCATAAGACACTAAAAGATCCTGGAATCTTGTGTTAGACTCCAGGATCTTGTGGTGTTATCCTATAAGATCCTACCAGACTCGATCATTGCTCAGGTCCTCAATATACGCCCTAGCAGACTCATCCCCACCGAGATCAAACAGTTTTTCCCAATTGATATCGCGTGGATTAAAATCATTGAGTACTTCTAGTTCTAGTGT